AATTTTCACGTCTAAAAAAAATTTTTTTCACACAAAAAAATTTAGGCTGGGGGTCTTGGGGGACTATTTTGCGTATTTTATTTTTTTAAGTATAGTTATTATTACTACTTACTCTTTTTTTTCTTTCTCAGAAAGCTCTAACTTTTGTAAAAAGTTTGTATACATGGTTGATACAATAAAAATTGAAAAAAAGTTTTTACGGTTTTTGACCGATTTTGACCGATTTTGGGCTAAAAAAAATGAACCGATTTTAACACCCTTTTTGGGGGGTGGTTCATAGGGTATGAAAGAGGAAATAAAGAGTTTTATTATTGACTCAAGATTGTTACCTTCCATTGACTCAAAAGGTAAGATTGTTCACAAATATTCTTATACCGATATAGTTGATCTGGTTAAAGAAGAATATGGGATTGAATACAGTAAAAGCACTATAAGAAGAATCTGTAAAAACAACAACATTAATAAGCAGTTTCAACAGCTCACAGCTAAATCAGCCGATAAGATGCAAGGGGCCTTAGAAGAAGCGGACCAAAACGGCACATTGGCTGAACATCTCAGTAAACTGGAGAGTATTTTTTCAATGGATCTGGATATAGTGTATGCTACAACGCAAATACATCATTCATTTATACAGAGTATTGTAGATAAGATAGAGTCAGGCCAGACCATTACTCCCCAGGACATTGCTTCTCTTTCTTCCATAGGAGACAGTAGCTCAAAAAGAGTAATGAAGTTATTTGAGTTCATTCTCTCTAATAGTAAAGATGAGAAAGATATTAATGTTTATTTCCCTGACGGCATGGGATTCAAGAAACTTGAGACTCCAAAAAAGGAAGATGATGAATCTTCAGACTAATTACCTTAGTTTATTAAAAGACATTAAGATAAAGAATGACTTAAAACTAAAGACTCCGGAAGGTAAGCTATATATCCCCAATCACGAACAAAGTATCTTTCACGCTGCAATGAAAAGAGAGCGGTTGTTCTCCGGAGGAGTGGGGTCCGGTAAGACATTGGCCGGTTGCATGGAAGGATTGAAGTTATCTTTAATGTTCCCTAACAACAGAGGGTTAATAGGCAGGTTGACATATAGAGAACTGACAGACACAACACAAAGAGTGTTTGAAGAAATCTTGCCCCCGCAGCTTATATATGATACCCGTAAACAAGATAATGTAATAATACTAAAAAACGGCAGCGAGATAATGTTCAGGAGCTTTGATAAACCCTTTAAGCTTCGTTCATTAAACCTTGGATGGATTTACATGGACGAGATAACAGAGTTGGGCTGGGAGTTCTATGACGAGTTGAAACGAAGGCTCAGATGGAGCGGGGTGCCTGCGAGGTTTATATTCGGGACTACGAATGCCGATGCCCCTGTTCACTGGGCTTACAGGTATTTCTATGAATACAAAAAACCTAAATTTAATACAGATGGAGTCCCTCTGACTCAGAAAGCAATAAAGAACATAATGACAATAAACGCATCCACCTTATCTAATAAAGAAAACCTGCCTGATGATTATTTAGATGATTTACTTGAGATGGACGAGGAGAGCAAGGCTAGATGGGTAGAGGCAAAATGGATATTATTAGAAGGATTAATATATCCCTTGCTCCCTATGGAGCATTTATTTTATTCTTGGACAGACGGGATGACAGAGTACACTTCATTCGGTGCTTTGCTGTGGCGGAAGAACAAAGACCTTATGCAAAATGATCTTTCAAACAGAAGAGTGATTATTGGTGTTGACAAAGGATGGGAGAACCCTAGTGCAGTAGAGTTTATAGTTGAAGTAGAATGGAACGGGATAGCGTATTATATTCATTTTGATGAGATATATGAGACAAGATTAGACAACGAACAATTAGCAAAAAAAGTTATTTACAAATTAAAGGAATATGGTATAATAAATTATGAGATATACATTGACCCCGCAGCAGCAGAAACCAAAGCAAAATTTATTTCCAACGGATTAAAAACAAAGAGCGCAGAAAACTCAGTTGATGATGGCATTGAGTATGTACGTAACTTATATAATAAGAACCGTATTTTTATTATGCGTGACAGATGTTCAAATCTTGTATCAGAGCTTATGAATTATAAATATAAAACAGTGAATGGAATCTCAACGGAAAAGCCTATTAAGACTAATGACCATGCATGTGATGCACAGAGATACGGGCTATATACAAATAGAAAGAACAGAATTCAATTCTATTAGGAGAGGATATGCAAATAAAAAAGACAATAAAAACTTTCTTGGCTAACACATTATTCAAGGATATGTCCTTTGATGCTTTTATTAGTCAATTTGCATCAGATAGTTTAGGAACGGTCTATAATTATTCAGTAACAAAGCAATTAGAGATGATAGAGAGCTGGACATACACTTGCTTATCTTTAATAGCAGAGAGTGTATCTACTAAAGAAATGGTGCTAGTAGATGACAACAATAAGCCTGTTGAAGCTGACAAGTTCGGGTTCTTGAGAAAACAAAGGGATTATTTCGGTAATTTTGAAGAGAAGATTGAGTTTGCTGTTATGAGCTATGAGGCAACGGGTCTTGCGGCGTTCTGGGTCCCACGAACAGCGAGAGCGTTGCCTTTGGCTATAGTGCCCATCCCCTCTAATTATATTGAGTTTGAAGATAGTATAAACCTTACAATGGACAAGCTCTTACAACCAAGGAAAGCATATATAAGGATTAATGGAGAGCGTAAGAACATACCGGACAATGAATTGATGCTTTTGATGAGACCTAAGCTCTCCGGGTTCAATGGAATTAACTCCCCCTTGAATTCTTTCCGATACACACTTGAGCTGAACAAAGAAATGGATACGTACCTCAATGCTCTGTTTGATAACAAGGCAGAAGCCGCGGTGGTTCTTTCAACAGATCAAGACATTAGCAGAGAACAGGCGGACCGTATGGAGGCCAGGTGGAGACAGAAATATCAAGGCAAGAGCAAACAGGGAGGCGTAGCAGTATTAGGTAACGGCGTCAAGATTGACAAGTTTACTATCACCCCGAAAGAAATGGAGTACCTAAAATCTCGTGACCTCACTAAGAAGGATATTTTTACATTTTGGAGAGTTCCGCCTCAGATAGCAGGATATTTAAGCAAAAATGCAGGTATGGGCAGGGATGAGGTGAGTTCTTCTGAGTATGTATATTATAAGTATCGTGTTATGCCTCTGCTTAATAGACTAGCTAAAGTTTTTACTACATTCTTTTACCAGGACACAGGGCTGCGCTATAAGTATCTTAATGTAGTCCCCCCCGATAAAGACTTTGAGCTAAAGAGGCGCGAGATGGACTTAAAGAACGGAGTGTTAGTACCGAATGACCTTAGGGTCACTGATTATGATTTAGAAGTTGTTGACTGGGGCAATATACCATTACCTCTTGCAATGCAGAGATTCCAGAAAGAGCCTGAATCCAATAAGAACGCTGAGCCTGTCGCTGCACCTCATATAAAACAAAAAGGCATTATCTTTCAGCGCAAAGTTGAATCTGACATTGATTATGTAAGGCAGAAGCAGTTTGAGCGCAACAAATCACAGAAAGATGAGTTTGAAAAACGATATGAGCTTAAGCTCATAGGCGCTTATGATGCGCTTATGAAAATGTTGCTGGGCAGCCATAAGAACTATTTCCCCTTTGCTAACAACGCACGTCCTTCTAATACATCTGAGAAGTTCAAGGAGTGGTTAGAGTCCAGGAAGATAAATTATGATGAGATTGTTATGCTGTCACCGCAAGTATTTGAAGAAAAGATTGGTCCTTTACTGGAAGAGTTATATAGGAAAGGAGTGATTACGGGAGCAAAAGACTTTGGGGCTGATGTTGTAACAGAGCCTAACTTGCAATTATCTCCTAACTCTGAAGTAACAGACTTCATAGAGCAGTACCTCAACAGACGGACGAAGCTGATAACAACGAACCTGTATGACAGATTATCTAAGGTATTGGAAGACGGGCTGATGTCCGGTGCAAGCGAGAGAGATATTACAAAAATCATCCAGAAGCAGTTTGATATAGAGAAACACAGAGCAAGTACGATAGTAAGAACTGAGATGGGATTTGCGTATGCGCGGGCATACCACAGAGGGTTGACCAAAAACAACATGAACTCTATATGGGTCACATCTCTTGATGAGCTTGTACGCTTGGAACATTTGAGAGCAGACGGCCAAGAAGTCTCTCCGGGGCAGAAATACTTGGTATGGGGAGAAGGATTAGAACATCCTTCTGACCCGGCAGGAAGTCTAAGAAATATTATCAATTGCCGATGCGGCGAATTTGCTAAATTAAATTAGGAGGACAAATGATACTAAAAAATATTCGTAAAGAATACACACAGCAGATGTTAAAAAAGAAGACCGCGGAGTACGGGGACGAGTTCTACATGCTCTTTGGTGAGCAGGACCCTGAGGGCTTTGATGAAGAGGAGCGGTCAATCAAATCTATAATCAGCACGGAGAACCCTGACAGAGTGAACGATATCATCCGTGCGGACGGTGTTAAGATGGAGGACTACAGAAAGAACCCTGTTGTCTTTGAGGACCATGACCGCACAAGGCCCATAGCAAAAAACATATACATCAAACCAATAACACAGAATGACGGCTCAAAGGCGTTGCTTGCAAAGACTATATTCGCTAAGACAAAAATGGGGCTTGAGAGACTTTGGTTGCATAAAGAAGGGTTTTTGAATGCGTGGAGTGTGGGTATCATACTGCAAGAATGGAAAGAGACTGAGGCCCAGGGCCTTGACATTACTTCGTCTTCTTTACTTGAGTATTCTTCTGTCGGTATACCTATGAACCCGGAAGCTCTTGATGTTGAGAAGGTTCAGAAACTTATGGAGAATGACAACATATCTCAGAAAGCTAAGTTGAAGATATTAGAACGAAAAGGCAGTTTACAATTCTTGAATTTAGTGTATAATAAAAATAAGAACTATGAACAACAGCTCAGCGAAATAAAATCAATTTTGCTTGAGATAAAGGATCATAAAGCCTCAGTCACAGACGGAGAGGCTATTACCCCAGAAAGCATAAAGAAACTATTTAAAAACCTTACACTATAAGGAGTGTATTATGGAGAACAAAGATAAAGGATTGACGCCGAAAGAAGCTGAAGCACAGAATGAGGAAACAAAGGGACAGCTGTCAGAGATTCAGAAAACAATTTCCGAAGAGGTGCAGGCGCTGAAAGAGCAGTTATCTGATGAGCTGAAAAAGGACTCAGATGATATTGAGAAGATAATGCAGAATGATGAGTTCAATAAAAGACTTGGGGATATTATTACAAAAAGACTTGAGATGAGCAAGCAGAAAATAGCTATCCCTGAGGACACGGCTGAAAGATGCAGAACTTTCTTAAAGGCTGTTTATGAGCACGATAAGGAGACATTGAAAGCTATGTCTACTTCTACTGACTCGTCCGGCGGATACACAGTGCCCGAAGATTTCATTGATATTCTCATAACTCCCCCGTATGAGACCGGTAATATTGATGCTCTTGGCTTTACGATTCGTAGAGACAGGGAGAGCGGTGATTTACCGAGAGTGACAGGCGGTGTCTCAGTATCAAGAACAGCTCAGAATACTGTGATTGATGACAGTGATCCCACTTTTGGTCAGGAATCATATAATCTGGTTAAAGCCATAAAAGGCTTTGCTTATATCCCGCAGGAGTTCATGGACTTTTCTGCTATTGACGCACCTGCTGTCTTGCAGAAACTGTTTATGCAGGGATTGAATGATGAGAAATGGGAAGAATTTGTAGTCGGTGCAGGCGGTGTAGTCGGCAAAGGACTGGATGAGTATTCCTCTGATGGTTCAATTACACAGGTTGCACAGTCAGGTGCTACAGCAGGTTTTGTGGATTTGGTGAATGCATCCATAGAACTGGCTAACAAGTATCAACCTAATGCAAGATGGCTCATGAGAAAAGATACTTACAGATATTTCATGTCAATGACAGATAACAATGGAAGACCTTTTTTCTTGATGGATACGCTTACTTCACCTAAAAATCATACTCTTATGTCTTTCCCTGTTGAGCTGAACAACAACCTTGTAACCACACACAACGGTTCAGACAGGAATATTTACTTCGGTGATTTCAATGGTTATTGGAAAATCAAGAAAGCTGTCGGCGGTTATGAAATAGCTATGTCTGACCAGTTCGCTTTTGATAAAGACCAGATTGCAGTCAGAGTAAAAGAGTATGATTGCGGTAGACTCGTAGATTATAACTCATTCGTTGAAATAACCGGTGTAACACTTGTATAAGGAGGTTTGAAATGAAGAAACTCATTACACTTATTCTCATAACAATTCTTATGCTGGGAGTTTTCGCAGCAGACAGGTGGAATTATTACTATATTCCCCTTGTCACCTGCACGCTTTCAGCGGACGCTGCTGACACAACAATAGTGGACTTGTTTGACGCTTCAATTAACGGCTCAGCAGATAAGGACATACGCTATTATTATTCAGCAGACGGCACCCCCGCATTTGATGTGGACAATATATTCTTTGAATCTATCGCTTCGCAGGATAATGACTCTGTGGCTGTTGGGTCAGATTTATATTTTGCTGACCCTGATAGTAATTGGATGACATATAAGATTGACCTATTAGATTCTGTACAAGTTGCAGATTCTATGACTTGGGATACATTGCCCACAGGGGGTCAACAGAGGTATCCGGGTAAGAGGTATATCAAGATTATTTCAACAGGGACTGCTGCAAACGGCACGAGTACCGTCTACAAACTTTGGTTACGCACAAAAAACTAAAAGGAGTAAATTATGGCTAAGTACAAAAGCACAGTGAATCTGATTGTTAAGAACTTCTCCTTTAAGAAAGGCGAGGAGATTGATTCGGGGCTTCTCAAGGACGAGGACATGAAGAAGAAACTTCTCGCACATGGTCAGATTAAAGAGGTTGAAGATGAAGAGTCTGACGGCTCAGAGACCGGTAATGGAGACGGAGAGGTAATGCTCACGGAAGCTGAGCTGAATTCTCTCAAGAAAGATGAGTTGGTTAAGATAGCCGAGAACTACTTTAATTCTGACGGCATGACAAAAGCTGAGATTATTGAAGGACTGCTTTCAATAGAAGAAGAGACTGAATAAGTAAGGATCTTTCACAATCAGTCGGGGGGTTTGTTGCCTCCTTAATAAAGGATTCCTCCTTGTTGGGATTTCCCCCGGCTGATTATTTATTAGGAGAACAGACATGATAATTTATTCAAATTATGATGCAGAGACAAAAATTTACAGCGATCCTGCTTCTACAAGTGAGCAGTTATTCAAGACTATCCTGGGTATTAAAGATTATAATGATGACACATTAGTTTTGAAAATGGCAGGAGAGTTCAACGATGTTGCGGACAATGATAATTTTCAGATTATCATAAAGGTATATGATTCAGAGGACACTTTAATTGACTCTGCAACACTGTCAAAAACAGATCTGAATACAACAGATGTCTCGCAAGAGTTAGATTTGGATGGAATTGATGATTATGAAAAATTTACAATAGCACTTTACTATAAGAACTCGGACGGTCCTGCTGAAACATTATCATACACAATCAATAACTATGTATTTTATACCTATAACACAGATGAGCCGACAAGTTCTTACTATTCTTCATTGATTGAGGATGTTAAAGAACAGGCTGAGAAGACAGGCACGGAAGACGACAACCTTATTTTGAGCGTGATTGAAGTCGCTGAATCGGCAATAGAGCAATACATCAAGACAAACCTGTACACAGAATCTCATACAGATATTCTGATGCATCTGTCTCGTGCAAGGGAAATAGTTCTGACACATAATTTGAATGTATTAGATGTTATTGTATATGATTTGGATGATAATGAGATTGATGTTGATGTAGACTATACTTCAAGTGCGGGGATCGTTTATCTATCCTACGCCTTAACAGGAAGCTTCAAGATTGTGTATAACTCGGGGTATTCAGAAGGAAGCTTACCGGATGCTTTATATAATGCAATCGTTGACACAGCTGTGTATCTATACAAATTCAGAAAGCAAGGCATAGAGCTTGTAAGCTCCAGGAATTTAGGCGAGGGGTTAGTAGTGAGATACCGCAGAAACAAAGACTTTATACCTGAACAGTCAAAACTATTATGCAGGAAGTATGTGAATGTTTAATCTAAAAGTCATACCCAAAAGCGCTTTTGACAAGATAGACCTTGAGAAAAAGGGAATTAAGATGTCAGAGGATATTTACTCTTTTCTTGATGCACTTGGGTATTATATAGTCGGTATAGCAAGAGCTCAATATCTGCAAGGGCCACGGCCTGCTAAACTAGGGGTTGTGACAGGAAGACTACACAGGTCCCTTAAGTTTAATCTCAGCAATGAGCAGGGCAAGATGTTTATGACTGTAGGTACTAATGTTGTGTATGCAAAATACCATGAGCAATTAGAGCAGGAATACGCAATAAAAAAGAGGCCTTTTCTTGTACCTGCTTTGAGAGACGCTGTAACAAAGACTCCTGATGAGGTTTTGAAAGAAATGCTTCCGTGGAGAAAAGAGATTAAAGAAAAACTATTACAAATGGCGGGAGAATGAGAAAAGAATTAATAGACTCTTACAAAACATTGATACAGAGCAATATTGATTGTACTTTTTATGACGGCATCCCTTCATTCGACACAGTCGTAAACAAAGGAAACTTCCCTGCTATCGGAGTTGCAGGCGGCGACACAAGAGCAGGCACGAAAGAAGGTCGGCGTGATATTCAAATGGTAGACCTTGTTATTTACGGATTTGAGACCACCGACGCTAAGAAAGAAGAGCTTATTGAGGAGCTATATGAACTTTTGGAGAATAACCCGTATGATGAACATACAGAGGCTGTTAAGCATAATGCTGTTTTGCAAAGAACAAATATATACACAGATGAATTTTATCAAATCATTCTTGAGAAGATAACACTTTTCAGAATGGTTGTTACATTCAAAATGTATACAAAATCTAATAATAGATAGGAGGACAAATGATACTGAATAAAGAACGAGTAATTCTCGCAAAAGCGGAAGCCACTCCGGGGACTTACGAGACTCCCGCAAGCGCAACGGATGCAGTTCCGTTTTTTGACCCGTCTTTCAATGAGGTGAAGGAAGCTGTTGAAAGAAAACCGCATTTCAATAAACTGACAGCAGGTAATTCTCTGATAGGCAAACATGTATTTGAGCTGGGCTTTTCTGTTGAATTAAACCCGGACATTCTTAAATCAGATGCAAATTATTTCGCAGTATTGCGGGCACTGTTCAATGCATGTCTTATGGAAGAAACTGCAATCGTAAACTCACCGGGAGAGAACGGCTATCAGCATGATGTTATTTCTGCAGGAGACACTCAGCACACCGTTTCATTGGAATATTATGAAGGTGGCAGGAAATATGAGCTGAAAGCTTGTAAAGGTGATTTTACAATCTCCGGAGAAGTAGGCGATGTATTGCTTGCAAACTTCACATTCCAGGGACTTGAAGAATCTGTCAGCAGTGACACGATGCCGTCAGTCACTTATACGGAAACTCCTGCACCTGTGATGAATGGGGCTACCTGCACGATTGCTGACATTACTTTGACTCCTGTTACAAGTTTTGAACTTGCAATGAACAACACAATCAATGAACGCCCTGACTTCCGTGAAGCTGATGGTGTGATAGGGTTCATAGGTACTGCAATGGCGCCTAAGATATCTCTTGACCCTGAAGCAACGCAGGCGCTTGGGGATGCTATTGATACACTGATTGACGCAAGGACTGAAAAAGCTATTTCAGTTAAGCTCAATGGTGTATCCGAAACATCTGCTTATGTTGAAATATCAGGCAATGTTGTGCCGAATCAATACAGCAGAGAAGACCGTGAAGACATGATTGCATACGGTTTTGAGCTTGAGATAACAGAGCCTACAATAACTCTTATTGAAGAAGAGACGACCTTATAAACTCAAAATATGAGGAGCAGGAGACGACATAAAATAAAACAAATTACATTAGGAGGAACTAATGTCTTTGAGATTAAAGAAAACAGAAGATGGGTCAATCCCTATGAGCGTAGTTCTTGGAATGAATAAGCTGGCAAAAGAAGAGAAGACCACAAGCCATGAATTCATAACAAATATCTTTCCGCCTACCGGTAAATATGCTGAGAGAAGTTTAGATCTGTTGAAAGTAGTTGCCGAAAAGGATGATGATAAAGAATGGGGGGATTATTCCTCAAAGGAGGTGTTTAACACACTCCTGTCTTTTTTCAAATTATTGGGTATAAAGGAACAGGCAAATCAGCTTATGGAATATACGAAAACAATCTTGCCAGAAGGAGCATTCGAAAAGCTCAGCTCCGTAAAGACTACGGAGGACTCTTTGAACACCCAGAAGAAGTAATAATGGGTCTTTGTAACTATGATATTACAAAACGGCATACTTTATTGTCATTAGGTATTGACACAATACTTTATTGGCAATACAGGAAAAGGCAGCAATTGAAGCGACTGGAAAAGAATAAAAACAGAAGGAGATAAGCATGGCAGAAGAAATGGATTTGCAGTTAAAGTTATCTGCTGATACGGCTTCGTTTCAAGGAGCTATGACTTCTGCCGGTATGAAGCTTGCTACTTTTGGGTTAGCAATCAACGGGCTTAAGCAGGCTTTGTCTATGATAACCGACTCCTTTGCTGATTCTATTGATTCCGCTTCCAGTTTTGAGTCTGCTATGACTAATGTGTCCACATTAACGGATATGTCAGCGAAAGAGATGATGGGGTTTGGGGAGAACATTAAAGAGCTTTCTAAAACAGTTCCGCAGTCAGCGGTCGAGATATCAGAGGGTTTATATCAGGCAGTTTCAGCCTCTATTAGCTTAGGGGACTCAATGGAGTTTATGGAGGTGGCTGCTAAGACTGCTGTTGCGGGGTTGTCGGACACCGAAACATCTGTTGATGTGCTGACCTCTATCATCAATGCTTATGGAATGGAAGCTTCTGATGCACAAGAAATATCTGATATTTTGTTCACAACTGTAAGGCTTGGTAAAACTACATTTAATGAGTTAGCACCGACCCTTGCCCAAGTAGTACCCATGGCAGCGAGTATGGGAGTAGAGTTTGAGCAGGTCGCAGGAGCACTTGCAGAAATGACTAAACAAGGTGTCCCGACGGCCCAGGCCACTACTGCTTTAGCAAGAACTATGCAGATGGTGCTTAAGCCTTCGGATGAAGCAAAGCAGGTCGCAGAGGAACTGGGAGTAGAGTTCAACAGAACCGCATTGCAGTCAAAGGGCCTATCCACCTTTTTAGATGATTTATGGAAGTCCACAGGAGAAAATGTAGAGATATTTCAAAAGTTTTTCCCCTCTATTAGAGCAATGCGAGGCGCATTAGTATTGACCGGAGAAGCAGGAGACGATTTAGATGAAATAATGGAGAAAATGGGAGACTCCACTGGAGCAACGGCTGATGCTTATGAGAAAAACTCTGAGACTTTTGAGAATTCAATGAAACTTCTCAACAACGCCTTTGAAGATTTTAAGATATCGGTCGGTATGGTAGTTATCCCCATACTCAAAGTGGCTGTTAGTGCATTTACAGATATAATGAATGTGATAAATGAGCTTCCTGATCCACTGAAGGTTTTAGCCCAGGCAATGATTTCTTTAGGTATTGCTATTGCAACACTTAAACTCACAGGTATGCTGTCCACAATAACCACATTAGCGACTAAGATTTGGACTGTAGGAATCCCTGCAATCAAAGGACTCACACTAACTGTACAAATGTCTAAAATGGCTATTGCAGGATGGACAGTTGCTATCGGGGCATCTGTAAC